AACAGATTGGAAAGACTTCGTGGAAGCGGAGGACAAGCCTCGTCTCAGCGAGCAGACAAAATCGAACCTGCTCAAGGTTCACATCCAAAACACGGCTACAAAGTGATGGAGGCGCTAGGTTGGTTCGCCTTTATGCTGATGATGACATCAGTTTATGTGGTGTTTGCCTGATGCGCGTACTTGATCTATTTTCTGGGATTGGAGGATTTAGCCTTGGACTCGAACGAGCCGGACCTTTTCGGACAGTTGCCTTCTGCGAGCGAGAACCCTTCCCCCAGGCAGTCCTCAAGGAACACTGGCCCGAAGTTCCGATCTACGACGATGTCAGAACCATCCCAACAGATGAGCTTGGAAGAATTGACCTCATCTGTGGCGGGTTCCCCTGCCAGCCGTGGTCCGTTGCCGGGCAGCAGCGAGGCGCAGAAGATGACCGTGATCTCTGGCCGGTCATGGCTTCCCTTATTGAAAAGCTACGGCCTCAATGGGTCATTGGCGAAAATGTGCGAGGTTTTGTTAACGAACCACTGGGCCTCAAACGCAGCCTTTCTGACCTGGAAAGCATCGGGTACCAAGCCGTCCCATTTATTATTCCAGCTTGCGCCGTCGGTGCGGGGCATCGACGTGATCGATGCTGGATTTTGGCCCACACCAACGACACGGGACCGCAACGAAACCTTAGAACAGGTGCAGGAACGAAAGGAAAGGTTTCAGAGGGGAGAGAGCAATTTCAACCCCGGTCTGGCACTATGTGTGGCCGTGAAGATGTGGCCGACACCGGACGCCACGCCACGCGGACCCGCGAAGAAATGGACGGGGACACGGCCAAGCGGAGCCAAGGAATCTTTAACGCTACAAACAGCAGTGAAGATGTGGCCGACACCAGCAGCGCGGGATTTCAAGGGAATGAGTGGCGCGGGACGGCAGGAGCGCAAAGGTCACCCGAAAGACACGCTGCCAAATGCAATCGGTGGCTCCCTGAACCCGACGTGGGTCGAGTGGCTTATGGGGTTCCCAGAAGGGTGGACAGACTTAAAGCCCTCGGAAATGCCATTGTCCCGCAAATCGCGGAAGAAATAGGCCACGCCATTGTGGCCGCAACGAAAGGATAAGATTATGAGTGCATTTAAAAAAATGATGTTTGAAGAATCCGACAAGGAAGACAAAGAGCGTGAAGCGGCGGAACGTAAAGCTGATATGAAAGCTGATCTGGCCGAATATTTTGAAGAAGACCGTCTGATCGAAGAGCAAATTCAAACTCAAATAGAGGCGGAGGATTTTAAAGATGTTTAAGTTTTTAAGAGACTGGTTTTTAGACCCAACCCCCGAACCGGAACCACAATATTGGCTTGAGGATGTGCCGCTCAGGCCGGTCAAAAAGTACACCCACCCAGGCCGATTCGGGAAAGACGTTTATTGTGGTACGTGCTACCGCACGGAACATGTTTACAACTTCGCATGGAAGGAAATGACATGCAGCGGGTGCGGAGAAACAGCCATTAAATACAAGTGGCTGTTGAAGAAATGAGTGACAGGTTAAGTGATTTACGCCAGTCGTTGCAGGACATCGTAGACGTGGCTGATATGTCGGAAGGTAGTGCATGGTACGCCGACGTTGCCAGGAAGGCCTTGGACGATGATGACAAGGCAAAGAAAGCAGTTCCTAAAGTCTGGACCGGCCCCGACCTGCAACGTCTGTTTAACGCTTGGCGGGCCGGAGACGATATCGACAGTCTGAGCAAGCGATTTGGCAGAACACCAAACTCGATTCGGCAACAATTGCACAAAGCAAAAGTTCGCCGGACCCCAGATAAATTGAGACAAATCCGCCTAGCGGCTAGGCGAGGGAGAATAAGTTAATGGAATGGAATGAAGAAGAGACGCGGACGCTCAAAAAGTTATGGGGTACGGGCATATCCGCCCGTCATATTGCTGCTGAAATAGGGAGATCCAGGGGGGCAGTGATTGGGAGAGCGAATAGAATCGGTCTAGCCAAACATAAGGTTAAGAAACCAGACTTGGTACTTGTGGAATTGGCACCCACATCAAAAGCAGCAGGGTGCCAGTTCCCTATGGGTGACTATCCGTTTACCTCATGCGGAGAGAAGACGACGCCTGGGGCCAGTACAAGCGTATACTGCAAGGAGCATTATAAGACGTGCTACCGGCAACGCCTGGAAGGCGACAAATTTAAGGTCGAGGGCAAAGGTCGGATATACCCCCGACCATTAGTGGGATGGGGCAGTCACATGACAAGCGTGATGTAGCTATTCGACTGCTTCCATTCGTTTTATAAGACGGTTGCTTCGCGCTGGAACCTGTTCATTCCAGCGTGAGTCTGCCATTTCAGCAGCCGCTCTTTCCCAGGCTCTGTTGTGGACGGCAGCGATGAAATGCTTGAAACCAGAGAACCTGGTCAACCCCATGTTGAACATCATGTTGCTTATTACGAGCTTTACTTCTCGTGGTAAGATATTGAACTCTGGAAAAACCTGTTTGCAGTCAGTCATGGTCCACCCAATATCGGCGTCAAATAACTCTGCAATGCGTTCATCGCTGATGGGGTCGCCTACGTTTAAACGCCACTCCGGTTCGCCTTCTTTTACGAGATGTCCAATCGCACAAGATTTATAGCCAAGATGGTCCAGATAAATCTTTTTGACGCACCCTTCGTCTATTTCTAATTCTTTTCTCAATTGTTCTATCATTCGACTCTCCCTGTTGGTGCTACTGCATCCTCATAGTAGACTATTATTTGTTTCTGCTGGTCCAGAAAGCGCCTTATTTCGGACATATTTAGGGCCAGCGTTTCGTAGTCCCTTACGCTTAACGTGTAAAATACCAGAACGCCATTCTGCTTTTCGAAGCGTTGTTTAAACGCCGCGTAGGTATCTTCGGTCACTACATAGAAATGAATGTCGTTTAGAGACAATGGCCGGGGACGGTTCTGGATCGGGATGTTCCGTTCGATCTCAACCGTCTTAATCTCGACCGGAAGGATATCCTTGAAGCTACTGCAACCGCTACTTAACAGCAGGGGCAGCACCAGAAAGAATTTCCAGAGACCGGAATAGCTTTGCCGTTCCAGCATTAATCCTCTTTTCCACCAAAAGTGGCTTTCTCAGGCTCAGGTTAGATAAGTTGTGCTTACGCAGCTTACCAATCAGAACGTCTTTATAATCGTTCGCCTTGTCCAGGTTTGCCCGCAGGTCCGTATTCAGTTTGGCGAACTTCTTTTGATCCGCGACTAATGCGCTGATAGTGTCGTCCTGGACCTGTTTCGCCATCTGTAGCTTTGCAGTGTTCTCAATTAGCGCCTGGATGCGTGCCTGACTGTCGGTATAGTAATAGTACCCTCCGGCGACGGCACCGCCTACAAGGCCGACTACGACGATTAGGACGTATAACCGGATCACAGGATTAGTTCTTTTTCCCTTAGAACTAGACCCAGGACGGCTACGGCCACACCAACAATAGTGACAACCTCAAACCCTGTCAGGACACCAACTCCGACGCCAGCCGCTCCTATTGCCGCATAGCTCGACGCTTCTGTAAATCTTCCAACAATCCAATCTAATACAATCATGATAATTCCTCTATTTGCGGCTCATGTAAGCCGACATTCCCATGTAAGCGCACGTCACCCCTGAAAAGGCGATGTACGCCAACCCCAGTAAATCACTGATACTTTTTAACCTACTCTCACTCACGACAAAGAATAGAAGCCCGGTCATCAAAGCCATGATAGCTAGGGCAGACCAAGCCATCCGACGCTGCGCATCCATCTTCTCAGCAGTCTCCAACGCCTCTACTACAGCTAGTTCCGCGTCAGACACAGTCCCATCGCCGTCTAAGTCGAGGGCTTGGTATTTGCTATCCGGCTGTAGTTTCTTCTGTGTCATTTCCTACCATTATTAATTAAGTCAAACAGAGTCCGAATCTTATCTTTCAGCACTTCTATATCGCCATGCATTTTAGCCAGCACGATGATTAGGCCAACTATCGCGAGTAGCACCGGCCACGCAGCATTGAAGAGTTCGACCATGGGCTAAATCTTCCAGAGAAGGCCCGCCATAAGAATAAGTGCCGCGCCACAAGCACCAATAAGAATCATCTCCAGCCGCTTAATGCGCTCGATGGTCTCTTTCCATCGCTCCGCACAGACCGCCTCGTGCGTATCTATGCGCGCAGACACATCCTTAGCGGTAATAGGCATCTCAAATTACTCCGGTATTCTATTTTTGATTTCAGCCTGCCAATCGACCCAAGTCGTCGTGCTGTTCTTGGCGTCATC